ACTCAACCGACGGCAGCAGGAGGAAATCCCGAAATGCCATTTTCACAAGCAGACATCGACCGCGCGCGCCAGGAAGAGCGCGAGCGGGCCGAGGCCGAGTTCAATCGTCAGCGGCAGCAGCTCGACACCGAGCTGGCGACTGCGCGGGCCGATCGGCACCGCGCGGAGTTCAATGCCGAGCTCGAGCGGCTGCAGGCCGAGGGCCGGCTGACGCCGGCGCAGGTGCCGGGGGCGCTGGAGTTCATGCTCTCGCTGGCCGCCGCGCCGGCCGAGTTCGAGTTCGCGGCCGAAGGCCAGTCGAATTCCCGCGTGGATCGACTGGCGTGGTTCCGCGAGTTCGTCAATGCTCTGCCGCGCCAGGTGCGCATCGGCGAGCGCGAGGACGACGACCCGGGCAAGGCGCCGCGCTCGAGCTTCGCTGCGCCGAGTGGGTCAGTGGTGGACGCTGACCGGCTGGACATTCATGAGCGGGCGCTGCAGTACGCACGCCAGCACAACACCACCTATCTGGCGGCGGTCCGCGCCGTCGAACAGCAGGAGGCCTGAGCCATGCCCGCAACGAAGATTCCGATTCTTACTCTGTCGTTTCCGGTATGGGGAGACGTTGCAGCCCACCAGCCCGTCGAAATTTTCTTCGCAGACGGCAAGGCACACGTGGGCCCGCCGCAGTGGGGCGGTCCAATTATCGGCGTCGCTCAGGAGGCAGGCACTCAAGGCGAAATGATTTCCGTCGACGTGCTCGGGACCACAGTAGCGATCGCAGGCGGTGCTATCGCTGCGTTCGACCAATTGGGCATTTCCGCCCAACAGACCCTGGTGCCCCTGGCAGTTGATGCCGCGAAGGTAGGTGTGGCGCTTCAGCCCGCCGCCGAGGGCGAGCTGTTCGAAGTCCTCCTCACCCCGTAACCCGGTCAGAAACAGGAGCAATCCAAGATGCCGAATTCAGCACAACGCCGGGTGATCGACCCGATTCTTTCCACCGTCGCCCAGGGCTACATCCATCCCGAGCATGTCGGCATGGCGCTGTTCCCGCGCGTCGTCACGCGCACCTCGGGCGGCAAGGTGATCGAGTTCGGGCGCGAGTCGTTCCGGCTGTACAACACGGCGCGCGCGCCGGGCGGCGCGGTCAAGCGCATGCAGCTGGGCTACGAGGGCAAGCCCTACGCGCTCGAAAACCACGCCCTGGATGCGGTGGTGCCGCGTGAGCACCTGCGCGAGGCCGAGGAGGTTCCGGGCATCGACCTGGCCACCGAGGCCGTTACCGATGTGATGGCCGTCAGCAGCCTGATCCTGGAAAACCAGCAGGCGCAGCTGGCGCGCACCGCCGGCAACTACGCGGCGTCCAACCGCGTGGCGCTGTCGGGCACGGATCAACTGAATGACTACGCCAACTCCGATCCGATCGGCGTCATCGAGGCTGCGCGCAACGGTGTGCGCAACAAGGTGGGCCTGTACCCGAACGTGCTGCTGCTGGGTGCGCCGGTGTTCGATGCGCTGAAGCACCACCCGGCCATCGTCGACAAGATCAAGCACACCCAGACCGGCGTGCTGACCGAAGAGTTGCTGGCCAACATCTTCAGCATCCAGCGTGTGGTGGTCGGCAAGGCCGTTGCCATCGGCGACGACGATGTGCAGTTCGATGTATGGGGCAAGGACGCCATCGTGGCGTACGTGCCGCAGCAGATCACCGGCATGCGTCAGCCGAGCTACGGCTACACCTACACGATGGACGGTCACCCGATCGTCGAGGATCCCGAGTGGGATCGTACACACAAGAGCTGGGTCTACGGCGTCGGCTACGAGCGCGCGCCGGTGCTGTCCGGGATCGAATCCGGATTCCTGATCCAGAACGCGGTTGCCTGACCCCTCCCTGGTGGGCACGGGAACGCCGTCGTAAACCAGGCGTGACTGCCGTGAGAGCGCGGCTTCGAGCAGCGGATTGAAAAGGTGGCGTATCCAGGCATGAGCGCGGAATAGACCCCCGAGCAAGCAACAGTGCCGAACTAGCGACCTTGACTGCCGGGAGAGACCGGCCCTGAATTGGAGACCGAGACAATGACCAGCAAGACCACGTCCTACACGATCCACACTCCGCTGCGCCGGAATGGCGCGCTGCACGAGCCGGGCGAGACCATCGAGCTGGCGCGCAAGGAGGCGGCCCCGCTGCTGGCGGTGGGCGCGATTGCCGAGCGCGCAGCGGAGGCCGAATCTACCCGCGAAGAAGGTAGCGCCGTTGACCCGGCCGCAGGCACCGAGCAGCCGCCTGCCGCCGGCGAGGCCGAACAGGGCGCCGCGAAAGGCGTGGGCGATGATCCGGCGGCCGGCTCGGCGGCTGCCGGGGAGTCCTCCGGCAATGCGGCCGGGGCGGTGCTGGTGAACGTCAACACTGCCAGCGCGGCCGAGATTGCCAAGGCCGCCAAGGGCATCGGCAAGAAGACCGCCGCCGACATCGTCGCGCATCGCGAGCAGGCCGGGAACTTTGCCAGCATCGATGACCTGGTGCAGGTCGGCGGCATAAGTGCTGGCGTAGTGGACCAGAACCGTGAGGTGCTGACGGCGTGAGCTACGCGACCGCCCAGGACCTGGTGACGCGCTTCGGGCTGGATGAGATCAGCCAGACCGCGCCGCCGGAAGATCCGGGCGCGGCCGACTTCGACGCTGTGCGCGTGGAGTCGGCCTTGACCGATTCTGCCGCGCAGATCGATTCGTATCTGCGGATGCGCATGCCGGTGCCGGTGAGCCCGGCGCCGGAGGTGCTGGTGGGCGCGGCGGCCGACCTGGCGCGGTTCAAGCTGCATGACGACCACGCACCCGAGGCCGTGATGGAACGCTATCGCGCGACGATCCAGTGGCTGAAGGATCTGGCGGCCGGAAAGGCGAGCCTGGGCGAACTGGACGACTCGGTCACCCCGTCCGGCCGCGTCGTGCGACGTGAAGGCGCGAGTGGGTTCGACTGGAGCACGCACGTTGCATGAGCGCGCCGCTGAATTTGCAGCACTGGGTCGATCGGCTGCGCGCCGAGGTGCCGGCGCTGAAGACCGTCGGCCTTGCCGGCGACATGAGAAAGGTGAAGGACCTGGTGCGCGCCGTGCCGGCCGCATGGGTCTACCCCGGCCCGGAACGAGTGACGGCGACCGACCGGTCGCCGCAGAGCTATTACCGCATGAGTACCGAGGTGCACGTGTTGATTGCGATGCGCCACTACGGCGACACGGTGGGCGGCCAGGCCGTCGATGCGCTCAGAGAGGTGCGGCTGCAGATCGAGGCCGCGCTGATCCGCTGGCAGCCGCCCGACGCCCTGGTGCCGGCCGTGCCGCGCGGCGGCGCGCCGCTGCCGATCGAGGCCAACGCGATGTGGTGGCTCGATCGATTCGAAACCTCCCGATGGAGCTGAGCAATGCCTGAACAGCGACCGAACGACGGCGGCAGCTACCGCCGCACCAAGACCGGCAAGTACGAGCGGCTGGACCAGCCGCAGAAAGAGCACCCGGGCACGACGGTACTGCGCAAGCAGTCCAAGCGCCGCGCGGACGATGCCACGAACGCGACTCCGGACACGACCCCGGAGGCGATCAATCCCCCGGCCGGCGAGGCCGGCACCAAGACCGGCAAGGCCAAGGAGTAAGCGATGCCTGTTGTGAATTTCGATGTCCGTGCGCTGCGCCACAAGATCGAGGCGGTCGAAGGCGTGGCCGAAGCGCTGGCCGGCGCCGATGCCCTGCGCATCATCGACGGCTCCGGCCAGATCCAGCGCGATCCGGTGACGGTGAACTGGGACAAGCCCAATGGCGGTGCGCGGCCATTCGTGCCGGTGCGCGGTCGTGTGCTGATTTCCGGACAGACGCCGCTGCTAGGCGCCTCTGCGGCGGGCTCGGCGATCGTCTACAGCGCCCTGGCGCGCAACTGTGGCCATACCGAGGTGCTGACCGCGGGGCCGCCGGCCAATGCTGAGTACACGCCGGTGCTGCAAGGCTTCCCGAGCGCTACCGGGTTCTTCAATCATGCCGGCGAGGTGCTGCGCGGCGCCGGCGGCCGCGGCCGTTACACCAGCTTCTTTTTCGGCATCAACGATTTCCCGCGCGTCGGCTTCGAATGGCTGGCCAAGCTGGTCGGTGACCCGATCGAGGAGCCGATCTGGGAAGACGACGTGAGCGCCTTTGGCCAGCCGGTGGTGCTGACCGAGGACAACCTCACCGTCACCCTCGGCGGCGTGGCGCTGGAGTTCGTGTCGCTGACGATGGACACCGGCACCACCCTGTCGCTGGCGTACCACTCCGAGAATTCGGTCACCCGCCACGGTGGCCGCGAGGTGACCGGCACGCTGAAGGTCTACCGGCCGCTAATCGCGACGGCGCCGATCCGGCAGCTGGTGCGGACCGCCGCGCTGCAGCCGTTCCTGCTCGATGTGGTCACTGGCACGGCGGCGCTGGACATGAGCCTGGAGGCGACCAACGTCCAGATGGGCGAGCCGCAGCCGACCAACACCGACGGCCTGCTGACCTGGGACATTCCGGTGACGTTCACCGACGACTACATCCTGCGATTTGGTTCGCGCACCTGACGGGAGACCGCAATGAAGATGCTGAAATGGATGACGACGATGGTGCTGGCCGCGCTGGTGTGTCTGGCCAGCCTGGCGGCCACGGCCGCCGAACTGACGCCGGACGATACCGGCCACTATCGGGCCGCCGGGTTGGAGCGCCAGGGTGTGATCCTGCTGGTGTGGCCCGATCAGCCGAGCGGCCGCAGTGCCGGCGCGCTGGTGAGCTGGTACACCTACGAGGTCGGCGGCCCGGGCAGCCTGTGGATGTTGTCGGACGTGATCGAGACCAGCGGCGAATGGGTGCTGGCGCAGATCTGCGCCGGCGCTTTCCCCGGGATCGCGGCCGGGTGTGAGGAAGCTGGATGGTTCCGCCTGACCAAGCTGGGCGAGCCGCCGGAGGAGCGATTGCGACTCGACTATCTGCTGCCGGCGCTGGGCGGGTCCGATTGCGATCCGCGCCCGCAGGCCAGCCCGCTGCCGCCCGCCTGTGGCGGCAGCCTCGATCTGGAGCGGCTGACGCCGCCGATTCTCTAACCCACCACCACCCCGCCAGGAGCAAGTCATGGCACGTTTCAAGATCCAGGATGAATACAAGATCGTCTGCACCGCCGAGCTGCCGGGCGCGCCGGCCGAGAAGGACGGCAAGCTGACCAACACCACCCGCGAGCTGCAGTTCATCGGCGTGTTCGAAGACCTGGCTGACGACGAAATTCAGTCGATCCAGGAGCAGATGACCAGCCTGCTGCGGCCGGTGTTCGATCTGCTGCGCAAGGTCAAGACCGGCAAACTCGAAGCCGATGAAGTGCAGGAGGCCGAACAGCAGGCCGAGGCTGCGGCCAAGGTGGTGCCGCTGATCGAGCGCAAGCTCAAGCGCATCGAGGGCCTGGAGATCGAAGGCGCCGACGGCAGCCTGCTCGACGATGAAGGCGTGCGGCGCTGGGCGCTGGGCCACCCGAAGTTCCGGCGCGCGCTCGAGGCCGGCTTCGGCCAGCTGAATGATGCAGGCGGTGCCGGCCTGGGAAACTTGCTGAAGTCGGTCGGCGCTACGCGCGGCTGAGGCCGGACGACGACGATGCGGATGCCGACGAGGAGCTGGCCCTGCTCGGCATTCGCCGCCCGACGGAACAGCGCGGCTTGCGGGTCATCGTCGGCGACACCGAATGGTGCTGCCGCCCGCCGGTCGATGACGGAATCACGCTCGACCTGCTGGCCAGCAATCTCCCTGCCTTCTCGGTCTGGCGCCTGTGCCGCAAGCCGATGCTCGGCGCCGGTTTCGGCGCGATCCCGGTCGAGCTGGAGACGGTGGAGATTGAAGCGGCGGCCCGCGTGCTGGATCTGCCGCTCGATGCGTCGCTGCTCAACCGAATCCGGGCGCTGGATGGCGCGTTTGTCGCTGCGGCCGGAACGCGGGCCGGAACGCGGGCCGGGCAGTCGAAGTGATCAGAAAAGCGTGCGGACGAGACTGAACGCCGAGAGCGTGCAGAGCAGCACGCAGAACGCGAGCAGCCCGGCAAACGGTCCGGAAACTGCGCCAGCGATGGCCCCGCCCAACACCGCGATCTTGATTGAGGTGGAAAACTCCATTACGAGAGTATACCTGTGTCCAATCTGAGCCTCACACTTCGACTGCGCGCCGATGCTGATGGCCTGGTCAAGGTCCTCGACGCCTCAGGCAAGGAAGTGGCCGAGTTCGGGCGCGAGGGTGAGCGGGCCGGCAAGCGGGCGGACGCAGGATTTACTCAGGCGCGCCGCGGCGTGCAGTCGATCAGCGAGCAGCTCAAGATCGCAAGACGACAGCTGCTGGGCTTCATCGGCGTTCAGTTCGGCGCGCAGCTCGGCCGACAGCTGATCGGCATCGCCGACCAGTACACCAATCTGAACAGCCGAATCGGGCTGGTCACGAATTCGCAGCGGGAGGCGAATGAGACCTTCGACGCGCTGTTCGAGGTGGCTCAGCGCTCGCGGGCCGAGCTTGGCGCGACGGTCGACCTGTACACCACGCTGGCGCGCAGCACGGCTGATCTGCGTCTGTCGCAGACCGACCTGCTGCAGATCACCGAAACCATCAATCAGAGCTTCATCATCAGCGGCGCCAGTGCCGAGGCGTCTCGCAACGCGATCATCCAGCTGTCGCAGGGCCTTGCGGCCGGCGCGCTCCGGGGCGATGAATTCAACTCGGTGGCCGAACAGGCCCCGATCTTGATGGATTTGCTCGCCCGTTCCCTGAACATGGCGCGAGGCGAGCTGCGCGAGTTCGCAGCGCAGGGTGGCATTACCAGCGAAGTGCTGACCGGCGCGCTGCTGCAGGGCGCAACGGATGTCCAGCGGCAGTTCGAAGGGATGCAGCTGACCATCGCGCAGGCCAGCCAACAGCTCGGCAACGCGATCAGTCGACTGATCGGCGAAGGTGCAGATGTCAGCCACGTCGCTGACTTGCTGGCCGACGCCATCGGCGGCCTGGCCAAGAACCTGGACACGG